TTAATCGTATCTCCAGCGTGTACTCTCATACTCTCAACTCCTTATCCTAAAAATTCCTCGAACCGCTTCATATCCAGCGATTCCATTCTGTCAAACAGTAAATCCATAATCGGGCTTCCTGACGGTAACTGGTTGAAAACCTCGATACATTCATCAAATGACAGCTTCTGAACCAGTGCTTTTGCTCTCTCCATATGATTACCTCCATGAGCTGTAAGCCAGTACGCTTGCCTCGTCAAAATCCATTCCGCTTGCCAGCAAGTCGTTGCAATCCTTTTTGGCTTCTTTGTGGTTTTTGATGAAGTCGTAAACCTCATTCATTGTTACGCCCATTTCCTTTGCTTTCGCCTCTGCTCTTGTCATATCGCCGCTCCTCCTTGTGAGTTATATTTTTGTGTTCCTTTATTATGTTATAATTATAATGCACTAATCGGCGTTTGTCAATAACTTTATTGCACTTTTCGGCGTTTTAAGGGCAAAAAAATATATTGTATGCAGGTTTTACTTCTTTTTCAGCGTTAATTCGTACCCGAGATTATCAAGGACGGCTTGCAGGATATTCAGTCTGATTTCCTCTGGCTTGCGTGTGATGTACTGGCTTAATGACTGTCTGCTCATTCCCAACTCCGACGCAATCTGTGTATTTGTTTTGCCTGATTCATCAATCAGAGTTTTCAATGTTTCTTCAACCTTAATCATCAGTTATTGCCTCCTTTTCCATGATTCCGCACTCTACCAGTTCCTCCGCTGTAATTCCGGTTTCTTTCATCAGGAACTCTGCAAACTCCCGATTGTAAATATCTTGTCTGGTTTTTCTGATAACATCTGCCATGTTTGCAATTAAAACCTCTGCCGCCAGTAACTTATTCTCCAGCGTTGCGTACTCGTTCATTATTTTCTGAATCACACAATTTGAACATTCATTTTCACAGTCAGCTCCGCATGGCAATTCTACATCATCAACCACGCTCTTGCCTCCGCTTGTAAGTGGATTTGTGAATGTGCAGCACTCTCTCGGTACACAATCTCCGTCATCAAGTTTTACCATTTCTATCATGTTCTACACCTCCTCGAATCCTATTAAATCATACTGTAACGGCTCTCCGTCATCATCAAATGAGCATGGCTCTAAAATCTCTTTTACCTCAAATTCCGGCTCGTCTGAATCTTTCCACCATGCCGACATTGTTTCTCCGTTGCTTGTGTCTCTGTTTACGCAGATACATCTTCCGTCCTCCAGCTCGTAAATTTCTACCAGCCAATGTCCCTCCAGATGTCCCAAATCTCTTTTAATCTTCATATCGTTTTCCTCTTAATCTCCTACATAATAGCTGCTGTACCAGAATCCACCGTTTTCATCTCTCCAGATTGTAATATCGTGAAATGGCTCAAACAAAACACCTAAACAGGTCATTCCTGTGGCTGGTCCTTTCAGCTCTGCGGCTTTGCAATATGCAGCTCTCAATTCGTCTGTTGTAACCTTTTCTCTTTCCGGTTCCTGTGTATCGCCATTAAAAACTTCGTCCAGAACTTTGCTTATCTCGTCCATGTCTGCCTCCTTATGCGTAATAGCAGGTCAGGTTCCATGCGTCGCCCTGCTCATAGTAAACGCCGTACTTTTCAAAAATCTTATGAAACCTCCGCACCAGACCGCCGTATGCGTAACCATTTATCATGTGGTACACCGGTCCCTCAAAGCTCATGCTTAAAATGTGGTCGTCTGCCACATATTCAAAATAATCTCTCGGATTCTGGTTATCCTCAACGAACAGCTTCTGTGGGTCGTTGTAATAATATTTCTTCGTCTCTGGGTCTCTGGTTGTGAACCTCTTACCATTGAAATAAATATCCGTATCTTGCCAGATTCCATGCTCCAGAAGAAACGCCCGGATTTCAACCGCCATTTTCTCAATCCGTTCCTCTGTCAATCTCTTTGCCATGTCGCACCTCCTAAAAATTGTAATCGTAAAACTCATGCCTGCCTTTGCTTAACGTCAGGTTTCCGGGCTGTCCGTATCTCTGGAACTTGTCCGACCAGTGAAATGTCGTCACTTCTCCTTTTTCGTCCGGTTCGTATGTGTAGCTCTGCTCGCTTTGATTCGTGCAGTGTGCGGCAAATCCTCCCGGAATAAATTCAGGTTTGAAATCAGGATTCAATGTAGCTTTATCCCTGCGGACTGTTACGGTCTTTGCGGTCACTTTAATAACCGTTGCGGCGTGTCTGTCGCTCCAGAGGTTGATTGTTACACCGTCGCCAACCTTTACGGTGGCTGGCGTTAATGTAGTTCTATTAAAAATTGTGATTTTCTCAATAACTCTCTGCTCTACCATGTCTGCAAGTTCTGGCTTCCCATCTTTGCGGTACCGCTCCGCTCTCTCGAAACCCTCTGTGATTTCCTCACAGCATAAGATGTATCTTGCGTTTTCCGGTGCTACCTTTGCGATAAATGCACTGTATTCTTCTCTCGTCATTCCTGTTCCTCCTCTCCAATATATTCAACTGCTATGTGTGCTGACATGAAGCAGTCTGGCTCTCCGTCGAAATCATTTCCTGCGGCAGAATTTAATGTGTCGCCTCTTTCTTCGCAGCACTCCCTCGGACTACAACAATCTGTATTCTTCCATAGCTTTCCATTTTCGTCCTCATATACATATCTGCCCCAGCTATCACGCCCCAGATATTTCAGGTGCAGGGTCTTTGTCTTGGCTGCTACCAGCTCATAATTCACAATATCGAAGTGTCCTAACGGTCTTGCGTACTCAATATAACCCCACGCCTCTCTCTGAATTTCCTCTGCATAAGTTTTATTGTCGAAGTTGTATACCGTCACTATTCCATTACCCTCCGGCTTCGGGTAACTTCCCGGCATAATCGGTCTTTGTGTGCTGTAATATCTGTAATTCATTCTGCTACCTCCTGTTCTACTGCGTCTGGACAATGTGCAATCACATCTTGTTTTGCTTCCTCCAGTGTTGTAAATGGACCGGTACCGGCGGCACCCTTGCCCTTGTCCTCGTCATAAAGGAAATGGTTATGAAATCCGTTTGCTTCCTGAATGATTGCTATGTGATTTATATATCCGTCATCCATATTCATTGTCGAATGGTACATAGCCTTGACCGGCGACAGCCTAAATACTTCGTCTCTGATATGCAGGTCAATGTCTATCACTGTTTCAATATTAGCTCCCAGCCGTTCCAGTTCCTTGTATA